GGATCGAGGGCGAGCCGAAAGAGTTTGACCGCCTCTGCCTGATTTTAGGTGGCTGGCTAAAACCATAACCATTTTCGTGGTATCACGAAAATGCTTGGGGGCGAAGTTTTCCGTGGAAAACGCCGCACTGGCTGCGGAGAGGGGCGGTTCAACTCCGCCCGACCCCATTCGATAATCGATATCGGAGAACATTTTGTTGAAGCCAACGAATTGATCGAATAATAATGATAATCGGCGATGATAAGAGGCTCCTGTAGCTGAATTGAGCCAACTGGCCCGGAACTCTTAGTCTTTCTCCCTTCATCCAATCACTACCATCCGGGCCAATTCTAATGACAAAATACACAAAAGCTATGGATCGCCGCACCCGCTGAGCTTCGGGGCGGCGTTTGCGATGATACCCTATACACCGGCTGCCCGCATGAAGAGCGGATCTGGGACATCTGCCGCGAGATGGGCAGCCTGATAGTCACCCTCGTGACACGGCCTGGCCGGGTTCTTCTTCTTTGGCGGTCCCTCCCGCCTCTTCTGACTGGATCAATCCCGGCCAGGCCGTTCCTTCGTTTCCTTCGTTATCCTTCGACAACCTTCGGTGATATCGTTTATGCCAGCCGGTTACTCTACTAAATGTAAGACATGCAACTCTCCTCTCCGCACTAAGATAGAAGCTTGGCACACAAAAGACGGCATGGACTTCATAGCCATCTCTCTGAAGCTCAAGGGCATGGGCATTGAGATCTCCGACCGGGCCTTGAGCGCACACTTCAATAATCATTATAATGTCCAAACTGAAGCCAGGGAGCAATATCACAAGAGCCAAGAGCAGATTGCCGAGGACGCCAATGCTCGACTCACTGACCTCCAGATCCTCGATGAGCTGATCCAGGACGGGCACGTGATCCATTCCGGCCTGAGCAAACAGATCAAGGAATTGGAAGACAAGTTTTCCGTTCCCTTGCCTGCCGTCACTATGCTCAACGGAGCTGCGACGGAGATCTGCCGGGCAATCAAGACAAAGCAGGAACTTCTGGGCGAAGATGGTGGCACAAAGGCGACAGAAAGCTTCTTGGAGCTGATAGAGCTTGCTGAAAGAAGAGCAGGCCAAGACGATAGCTGACTGCTGCAAGAAAGATCCGGTCTGGTTCGTCGAGAACATCCTGGGAAGCAAACCCTGGCAGAAGCAGAGAGAGATCCTGGAAGCGGTCAGAGATCACAAAGAAGTCGCTGTAGCATCTTGCCACGCCGCTGGGAAGTCCTGGATATCAGCTAGGGCGGTTCTGTGGTTTTTATATTGCTATCAGTATTCACGGGTTGTAACAACTGCGCCCACCTTCCCGCAAGTCAAAGATATCATCTGGCAAGAGATCAAGCAGGCTCACGCCGGCGCTCTTAGGCCGCTGGGCGGCAAGCCCCTCGATGTTCGGCTGGAGCTCCGGCCTAACTGGTTTGCGACTGGCCGATCTACAAATGATGCCAACAGATTCCAAGGAGCTCACTCATCCGAGGGCCATGTCCTTGTAGTGGCCGATGAGGCGGCAGGAATAGATCCTGAGATATGGATTGGCATAGACGGCATAACCACCTCTGAGAACTCGCACAAGTTGAACATCGGAAATCCAACCGAAAGCTCAGGCGAATTCTACGAGATGTTCAAGCGGCCCGGCGCTGTCAAGATCCACATCAGCGCATTCGATACGCCCAACTTTACGGCCTTCGGGATAACTCTCGATGACATCCGATCAGGTGAATGGAAAGCAAAAATCACCAGCCCTCTTCCGGCCCCCTACCTCGTAGATCCCGGATGGGTAGCCGAACGATGGACGAAATGGGGCGAGGACTCACCTCTTTGGATCTCGAGGGTTCTAGGGCAATTCCCTGAAAACACAACAGATACACTTATCCCGCTCTCTTGGATCGAGAGGGCGCAGAAGAACCGGCTCCCCGAAGGCGAGCCGAACATCCTCGCTGCTGATATCGCCCGGTTCGGCTCAGATGATACGGTCATTGGTCAGAGACGAGGCCCGGTGGCCCGAATCCTGAAGGTGACCAGCCAAGAAGACACAATGGCCACTACAGGCAGGATCATACAAGTCCTTCATGGCACCAAAGCCACAGAGGCCCGCATAGATGCGGTGGGCATCGGGGCAGGCGTATTCGACAGGCTGAAGGAGCAAGGGCATCCGGCCATTGAAATGCAGGCCGGCCAAGCCGCTAAGAACTCTGAGCGCTTCCTGAATGCCAGGGCAGAGTGGTACTGGGGCCTTCGTGAAAGATTCGAATTTTCTGATATTGATTTGGATGATGACGAGGAACTAGCTTTTCAGCTCTCTAATATCAAGTACAAACCCAACAGCCGTGGCCAGATCGTCATAGAGTCAAAAGAGGACATGAAGAAGCGAGGGCTCAAGAGCCCGGATAAGGCCGATATGATCATGATGCTATTTGCTGATGTGCATCTATATAGGTATCAGTCATCCGGATGGCTTCCGCCCATCGATCAACCCGAAGGCATTTTCTGAGGAAGTGAATTAGATGAGATCGCATACATTGACCAATTATAGCGGAGAACAATTCCAGATAATCGATGATATAGATGAAATGGATCCTGCCCCAGAACTGGAAGCTTTAGAATTCATATCGAATTTGGAAAAAGACGCTTGGATCTCAATAGCTAGCTTGACAAGAAAACTCGATATTCTTAGCTATGCCGAAATGGAGTCTCTGCTTATCTCTATGCAGGAACGCGGCCTCTGCGACCTCATATCAATCGCGGGTATAATGCATGCCAGAGCAAAATAGACTATCTCAAACTTTGTGATCATATGAAATTACCCATCTCGAATTTAAGAAGGCGTTTGGCCCATGCCATCTATCACCAGGCGGATGCTTCCGCTTTGATCGACCCGGCGGGCTCAGAATATGCCTATCACAGTGGCTATGAAGATACCCGGCTCGATGCCGAGAAGCTGCTGGCTATATCAGAGATGGGGGATGTAGACCGCATTCTCTGGCAGCTCATCATGCTCATCCTGCATGGCCGAGAAATTAAGATCATCACGCCCGAAAGCCAGGATAAAGAGGCACTGGCCGAGAAGTCCAATGAGGTCCTGCAACAGCTCTGGAGAATAGATTCCAAGCTCAACCTCAGCACCATCATGGCTCAGACGTGGGTGGATCAGGTCACTGAGGGGTCGGGGCTCGTAGAACTCGGCGTCCCTGTCGATGCACAGGGCCTCCAGGCTGGATGGGGTAATGTCGACGGCTGGAAGGCTCCTGAATGGGCAATGTATCTGGATGCCCCTAGCTTCCAGGACACACCCGCCTCTGCAATGAATCCACAGCAATTTGTGCCTGGTAGGATTCTGGGTGGCATAGTCTGGGACATCAAGAACCGGGAAATGCAATACTGGCAAACTCAGAGAGTAGGCGAGCAGCCAAAGCGCATCCCATCGGGCCGGATTCTGCATATCAAAGATCGCCGGGCTCGATACCCGGACGGAAAATCATATTTGGCCGGCATAGCTCCCACAGTAGCCCAATTGGAAACCGTCAGGGCGTCACTTGTCAAGAGAATCATCCGAACAGGCGTCCCTCCAGTGATGTTCAAAGTCAATGAGCTGAGGGATGAGAAAGGCGATCTGCTGCCTGACCCATTCGGGAAGGCTCAAACCAGATTCAAGAGCGCCTATGATGCTATCGTGAAGGTGGCCAAGAATTGGGGTAATAACGTCGTCTCAATCCTCTGGCCTGAGCATGAGGCAATCCCGCTCACCATGCCCAACATAGAGGACATGACGAAGGTGGATGCTTATTTTCTGAGTCTCATTCTCAAGCACCTCATTCCCAGGGATTGGGTAGAACAGAATGGGCAGGCCATCTCCAAGTCATCTACGCCTCTTCTCGACCTTGCTATGATGGTAGTCCGGGGCTGGAGAGAGATTATCTCCGAGCCCTACGAAAAGCTCTACACGGCGATCCTGGAGGCCAACGGCTTCGCAGATTGGGCCGTAGAATTCACCTACAAGGATCTGGATGTGTCCGATAAGGGCAAAGAGAAGGATCGCAGCTTGCAGGCTTTCATCGCCAAGGCGATCACGTTGGATCGATTCTACGAGGAAACTGGCAGGAAAGCACCGTCAAAAGAAGAGCGGGCTGATCTTGAGGCTGCTAAGGTGGCAGCTCAACCAGCCGCGACACCGCCGCCGGACCAAGCGCCTGGCCCACAGCCAACACCGGCAGGAGCGATGG